CCACAGCATCGGCTGCCTTTGGCGCTTTGAAAAAAGGTTTCGCCATAGGCAAAGATATAGAATCTATGGCAAGCGACCTCTCAAGATGGATGGGTGCGCTTTCTGACCTTGATCAGGCTGAAAAAGAGTCGAAAAACCCCCCCATATTTAAGAAGCTGTTTGGCGGCCAGTCAGTAGAGCAGGAGGCTGTACTTTCGTTTGCCAATAAGCAAAAGGCTCAAAATCAAAGAAGAGAGCTACAGCAGTGGATTAGTCTCACTATGGGTCAGTCCAAATGGGATGAGCTTGTTCGCATGGAAGGACAAATCCGCAAACGTAGGCAGGAAACGCTTTATAGACAAAGGGAGCGTAGAAGAAAGTTTGTAGAGATTGTTGCTTGGACCATCATGATAGGTGCGGGTATAGCCGTCCTTACATCATTTGTCTTGCTTCTCAAGTCACATAGTGCAAATGCAGAGACTTATCCAGAGTATGTGGTGTGCCGTCTCAAGGGTTGTGACATCATAGACGACAAGCGTGTTTGTATATATGCTGGTCCGAACAACACCATAGACAGCGTATGGATGGACCCCTCAGAGTATTCGCCAAGAGAGATACAGTGCAAATATAAGCCGAATGAAAAGAAGCCGCCTACTCTCAGGGAGACATTGGAGGCGATCAAAAAATCGAGACAATGACATGCCTTTGAAGAAATCACAGAAAAGTCTGAAGTCTTGGACTAAGCAGAAGTGGAGGACAAAAAGTGGCAAGCCGTCCACGCAGGGTCCGAAAGCTACCGGGGAAAGATATCTACCGTCTAGTGCTATCAAGTCACTTTCGTCGAAGGAGTATGCGGCAACGACTAGGGCAAAGCGGAAAGCTAGGAAGGCAGGCAAGCAATTCTCAAAACAGCCCAAAAAGATTGCGGCAAAGACCAGAGCGCACAGGAGAACTAAGTAATGGCTGTAGTAACACCGGATCTTCCTGAAATATTTGAGGAGGCTTTTGAGAGGGCTGGTCTTCAGATGCAGACAGGTTATGACCTCAAGACAGCCCGAAGAAGTCTCAACCTGTTAACATTGGAGTGGCAGAACCGTGGACTTAATCTCTGGACTATCGAAGAAGGCACACAGGCTCTTACAGCGGGTACAACGACTTATACGCTCCCTACGGACACGATTGATCTCATTGAGCATCAAATTAGAACCGGCACTGGAACGTCTCAAGTTGATACCAATGTCAGTCGTATCAGCGTTTCGACGTATGCTAAACAAAGCTCAAAAAATACTCAGGGACGCCCTAACCAAATTTTTGTAGATCGTCAGGCTACACAGGTGAATGTCACTCTGTGGCCTGTTCCTGATTTGAGTACCTATACCCTTTTCTATTACAGGCTAAAGGGAATAGACGGGGTTTCGTCCGGCATTGGAACAGCGGCAGATATGCCGCCAAGGTTTGTTCCGTGTCTGGCGTCAGGGCTTGCTTACTACATTGCGATGAAGAAGCCCGAAGTGGCGGCCCGTGTGGCACCGCTTAAACAAGAGTATGAGTTCCAGTTTGAACTAGCGGCAAACGAGGACACAGACTCATCATCAATCAAGTTCGTGCCATACAACACATTCTACGCAGGAGGCTGAGATGCCAACATACAGAACTAAAACAGGTATGAAGATTAAAGAGAAGAAGCCTATATCTAGGACTGCACAAAAACTTCTTGGAATGAAAAATGTTCGTAAGCCAGCCAAAAAGAAAGCCGGTGGCGATATGAAAAAGAAGGGATATGCCATGGGCGGCCCCATGAAGAAAAAAGGTATGGCCGCAGGCGGTAAGCTCAAGATGGTTGAGAAAGACGGGAAGAAGGTTCCGTTTTTCGCTGCTGATGGCAAAGGTAAGATGGCCAAAGGCGGTATGATGAAGAAGAAGGGCTACGCTATGGGGGGGGCTATGAAGAAGAAGGGATATGCCAAGGGTGGATCTGTAAAGGTCAAGTCTGGCGATACCCTGTCTCAGATTGCAAAGTCTAAGGGTATGACCCTCAAGTCTCTTCTGGACGCGAACCCCGGTATCAAAAATGCAAATATGATCAAGGTTGGTCAGAGTATCAAGATTCCGGGCGTTGCTGCTGGTAAGGCTGCCAAGTCTTCTAACCCGTACAAGGGCATGACAAAGACCCAGATGAACATGCTGGCGTCCAAGGATAAGGGCAAGCAGAGGGCGGCTACACGGGGTTCTAGGGCGCAAACAGCGACAACCCCTAGCAATGCGGCCAGCGTAAAGGCATCTAAGGATGGTTCTGCTTCGGCAATGGCTAAGGCCCGTGCGCGTCGTGCGGCGGCTAAAAAGGCACCGCCTAAGAAGACGGCCTCAAAGCCAACATCGAAGCCGGGCATGTTTGACAGGCTCAAGGCTGCTGTGAAGCCTAATCGTCCGGGTTCAGCCAAGATGGCCGGTGGCGGCGCTATGAAGAAGAAGGGCATGTCCAAAGGTGGTGTTGCACGGGGTACTGGTGCGGCTACACGGGGCAAGAGGTTTGGTAGAGCCGGGTAACGATGACCAACGCTAGGGGCAAATACGCATTTGGTTTCTGCGACAGGACGGGGTTCAGATACTCTCTGGATCAGCTTGTTGACGAGTACCAGAATGGAGTAAAGACAGGTATGCGGGTTGGGTTTGATGTGGTTGATCCAGATCATCCCCAAAACTTTTTGGGCCGTGTCAGAACGGACGACCCGCAATCCCTGTTAAACCCTAGGCCAGACAAGAAGATAGAGGGCGTTGATATCAGGTTTCCAATCCTTGATTTGGATACCGTAGAAGTAATACCAATCCCTATAATGAATGCTTTTGCAGGCACGATTACCACCACCGGCACAGTGCCAGTTCAGCCGATTAGTGTTTCTTTGTCTGGGGTTGTGGCGATTGTGTCTCTCGGCACAGTTTCTGTTCAAGGTTCGGTTAGCGTTAGCCTGACTGGTGTTTCTTCTACAGTTTCTCTGGGAAGCATATCTGTATCAGCCAGCATAACGACTTATGCAGTAACGGTTGCTTCGTACTATGGGGCAAACAAGTATTATATTGATGGTACAAGACAGGCAACTGTGAGCCTTAGCGAAGGATCTACCTACAGGTTTGATCAGTCAGACAGCAGTAATTCAAGCCATCCTTTAAGATTATCTACCACTTCTGATGGAACTCATGGGGGTGGATCTCAATACACTACCGGTGTAACAACAAGTGGAACGCCGGGTAGTTCTGGTGCGTATACACAAATCACAGTGGCCGTTGGAGCGCCAACGCTTTATTATTACTGTACAAATCACAGCGGCATGGGCGGCACGGCAAACACACCATAGGAGTAAGATATGGCAATCACTACAGCAGTTTGTACCAGTTTCAAGAAAGAGCTACTTGAAGGCGTACATAATTTTGCAGGGGGCGGCGATACTTTCAAGGTCGCGCTTTACACAAACAGTGCAACGCTTGGAGCGTCTACAACCGCATATAGCGCCACCAATGAGGTGAGTGGCACGGGGTATAGCGCTGGGGGAGCAACTCTGACTGCCGTAGCCCCGACAACAAGCGGGACAACAGCCTTTGTTGATTTCAACGATGTTACGTTCTCAAGCTCAACAATTACGGCTCGTGGTTGCTTGATATACAACAGTAGCGATTCAAACAAAGCCGTTGCAGTATTCGACTTTGGGTCTGATCAAGCATCAAGCAGTTCAAACTTCACAATAACATTCCCAACTGCTGACGCGAGCAATGCCATTGTAAGGATAGCCTGATGTCTTTCACATACGCCCAGCTAAAGACAGCAATACAAGATTTTACTGAAAACACGGAGACATCCTTCGTGACGAATCTTCCTGTCTTCATCAGGGCTGCTGAAGAGAGAATACTAAAGTCTGTAGATCTTAATAACTTTAGAAAGAACGCAACGTCATCCCTAACAAGTGGGGACGAATATATATCAATGCCCACGGATTTTTTGGCACCGTTCTCTTTCTTTATAAGCACCTCTGGCTCAGAGGGATTTCTTCTGGAAAAGGATGTCAACTTTATAAGGGAAGCATACCCAGACAGAACGTCCACCGGCCTACCCAAATACTACGCATCATTTGATGACTCCACTGATTCATCAGGAAATGTTACCGGTAACTTTATAATCGGCCCCACACCAAACTCCAGCTACACAGTTGAGCTTCATTACTTCTATAGGCCAGCAAGTTTGACTGTAGGAAGTGATAGCGCGTACACATGGATTAGCGATAACGCACCAAATGCGTTATTATATGGCTCTCTGGTAGAGGCGTATGCCTATATGAAGGGTGAGCCTGATATGATCTCTGTCTACGAAGGAAGGTATGCAGAGAGTATGGGCAGACTCAAGGATCTAGGAGAGGCACGAGAAAATGATGACGCTTACAGGCAGGGTCTTCCTAGACAGCCTCGTACATAAGGAGTAACGAAAATGGCAACGTCAAACGCAGCAACCACCTACATGGAGCATGCACTATTGCAGTTCCTGTTTAAGAACAATGCGGAGAGTTTTGCAACTCCGGGTAACAGCATATATGTCGGCCTTGCAACCGCCGTATCTAGTATTGAGACAGGTTCTCTCACAGAGGCCACCTTCGGAAACTATGCTAGGCAGCAGGTTCAGGCATCTGGCTGGACAGTTCCTGTTGTAGGAACAGATACTCAGACAGCAGTAAATGCTGCAAATGTTGAGTTTCCGGCCTCTACAGGAACCAACAACACAATCACACATGCTTTCATTGTGGACGCTGCCAGCAGCGGAAACATCTTGTTTGTGGGTGCCTTGGACGCAAGTAAGACAATCGCTACCGGCGACATCTTCCGCATCAACGCAGGCAACCTGTCGATAGAGCTAAAGTAAGATGGCACTTGTTCTCAGAGATCGCGTAAAAGAAACGACCACTACCACCGGCACTGCAACGTACACGCTTGCAGGCGCTGTTTCTGGTTTTGAGACTTTCGGCAGCGTGGGCGATGGGAACACGACATATTACGCTTGTTCTGACGGCACCGACTTTGAGGTCGGCATTGGAACCTACACTGCGTCAGGCACCACACTAGCCAGAACTACGGTGCTTCAGTCGAGCAACAGTGATGCTGCTGTGAAC